GCCATTGAGCGCGGCGCGTTGCCGGCCAACGAGGCCGAGATAGCGCGGGCGCTGGCTGTCATCCCGCCCCAGGGCGACTACAACACGGACTGGCTGCCCGTTCTCATGGCCGTTCACGACGCGCTGCCGGACGAGCGCGGGATTGCCCTGATTGAATCATGGTCACCAGGCTACAAAGGCGAGGTCGCCCGCAAGTGGCGGTCATTCGAGACGGGCGTCCGGGCCAACAAGATAACCATTGCGTCGCTGTTCCACCGGGCGAAGCAGTACGGGTATGAGCCGCTCAAACAGTCCAGAGCCGCGCCCAACTCCGGCAGACGTAGCGCCGACATTACCGATGCACTGACACAACGGAGGCGCTCCAATGGATACGCAGTATGAAGAACAGGCGACCGCGCCCCGATGGTCGTTTAGGACGCTTACCCATGCGCGTATCATCCGCCCGCCTACGGAGTACATCGTTGATAAGTATCTGGCGACGCACACGCTCAATATCCTCTACGGTGCGCCGGGGTCGCTTAAGTCCATGATCGCCCTAAGCCTGGGGCTGTGCGTTGCCGGCGGGCTGCCGTGGCTGCCGGGCTTGTTCGGCGGCGACCAGGGCGCGGCTGTCATTAAATCGCCGGTCATCTGGATTGATATGGACAACGGGCAGCGCCGTACAGATGAGCGCGTTGATGCTATGTCGAAGGCCATGCGGCTACCGGATGACGCGCCGTTCTACTACCTTTCCATGCCTACGCCGTCGCTCATTGCGACTGACATAGAAAGCATGGGGCTGCTCCATGATGAGATTTTGCGCTTAGGGGCGCGGATGGTCGTCATTGACAACCTGGGGCTAGTGACGGGAACCGTCGAAGAAAACAGCGCCGAGATGGCCCAGGTTATGAAAAACTTTCGCTGGATAGCGGAGAACACCGGAGCGGCCCTGCTTATCCTCCACCACCAGCGCAAGGGCGGGGCCAACGGTTCACGTCCGGGCGACGCTCTGCGCGGCCATAGCAGCATCGAAGCGGCGATTGACCTTGCGCTCCATGCCGTGCGCGAGGCCAACTCCAATCAGGTCAGTCTACGCAGCACCAAGACGCGCGGCGTAGACGTGCCGAACGCGGTCATGGAATTCAGCTATGAACACGTCCCCGGCACGAATGACCTAAGTAACGCTTACTTTACTAGCGTCGCTGTACGCCAGAATAGTCTGCTGCTGAAACAGGCTTTACTGTCCTTTGCCGAGGGCAACTCGCCGCGGGGCATCCCCAAGAACCGTCTGCGCGAGTTGGTCTATGAGGACTTGGGCGGCGAATTCTCTCATGGCAAGATTCGCGCCGAGATGGAACACCTCATCGAAGTCACCGGCGAACTGGACATTATCGAAGGTCGCCAGGGGGCTAAGTTGGTCGTTATCGGCAAGGGCAACGGGGCGCGAAATGATGACTAAATCAGCCCATAGACCTGTACAAAAAGCTGTACAAGGGGCGTTTTTGGCATACCTGTATATACAGGTCATACAGGTCTGTACAGCTTGCGCTGCTATATATTGTAGAGCAAGCTATACGAGCCTCATACAGCTTCGCGTTCAGCGTATAAGCTGTACGGCTGTACACACCCTTAGAAAGGTGTGTCAGCCGTATACGTCTAGCTTTACAGGAAAAAACATGACAGTAGACTACCGAGAATACATTCAGTCAAAAGAGTGGAAAGCGAAGGCGAAAGCCGCCAAACATCGAGCCGGTTATCGGTGTGAGCAATGTGGCGTGTTAAAGCCGGAGCACCTGCTACACGCTCACCACTTGACCTACGAGCGACTTGGCAATGAACGCAAGAGCGATCTAAAAGTCTTGTGCAATGAGTGTCATGCCGAGGAACATGGTATTCGCCGTCCAGGCGTGCCAACGTTCAAAGAGATCATGGCGATGTTGATGCGAAGCTGAGCCGACGGCCGCGCCCCACCAGGCGCGGCCGTTTGGCGTCTAGCACACACCCTATACACCGTCGCTCATGCGTGCTATACTACCTATGGTGGCCTATGGCTCTAGGCCGCCAGTCGTATAGGCAGACAGGCCGGGCATGACAACTAGACTCCTTACTCCTAAACTGGCACGAACAGACACACAACGGCGCGGGGCCGTCTCCCCGCAGCAGTCGCCCCGATTCATGCCGCGGCCGGGGGTGGGGGGACATTGTAAAACAAAGGGGAGCAATGCCGTTCCAGCCGGGTAAATCGGGCAACCCTAAAGGCCGCCCGCCCAAGTCACGGGCGCTAACCGCAATTCTGGAAACAGAGTTAAGCGCGACGGTTGCCGTCCCTGAGGGGCGACGGATGGCAAAGAAGCGCATCATGGCCCGTATGGTGTCTGAGTTAATCGCCACCGGTTTTACCACTTTCCCCGATGGGAGCGCAATCCGCATTGATGGGTTTCAGGACTACTTCGAGTTAGTCCGTTGGGTGTACAAGCACGTAGACGGGGATGTATCGCGCCACGAGCTAGGCGGCCCGGACGGCGGGCCGGTCACTATCGCCGTCGTCAATGTGGACGTGGATAAGGTATGACTGTCGCGGCCGTTATCCAACGAGCACGAGCAGGATTCACCCCTTACGGCGGCGCGGCCCGGTTCATGTACTGCCATGAGCCGGAGGTCATCATTGGCGGGCCATACGACACGGGCAAGACGATAACGGCCCTTAACCGCCTCCACCTGCTGCTGTGCAAGCACGCCGGGGCGCGGGCGCTGATGGTTCGCAAGACGTATCAATCCCTGATTCAGACGGCCGTTGTTACCTACGAACGTAAGGTGTTACCCGCGCCGCCCGACACGCCCGGCTGCCCTGTTGATCGCATGGGCGGCACGCGCCCGGACTGGTACGACTACCCTAATGGGGCGCGGCTGGTAACCGGCGGGCTAGACAACCCCGGCAAGACACTATCCTCGGAGTATGATTTCATCTACGTCAATCAGGCTGAGGAGTTGACGGAGGACGAGTGGCAGGCGTTGACCCGCGCCGCCAGTGGCCGCGCCGGGCACGCGCCCTACTCGCAGGTCATGGGCGATTGCAATCCCGACGTGCCCGACCACTGGATTAAGACACGGCGTCGGGTGACGTTCATCGAATCGCGCCACGAGGAAAACCCAACGATATTTGACCAAGCGACTGGGGAGTTAATCGCGCCCGACAGAATGGCTGCGCTTGACGCCATGACCGGTGTGCGTTACAAGCGTGGCCGTTTGGGGTTATGGGTGGGCCGCGCCGGCCAGGTCTACGAATTCGACCCGGCTATTCACCTGATTGACGCGGCGGCTGTCCCTCCGCTTGTACGCCACTATCGCGCTATTGACTTCGGCTACTCTAACCCGTTCGTATGCCAACTGTGGGGCGAAGATAGCGACGGCCGCATTTACCTGCTACGCGAGATTTACCAGTCACAACAGACGGTGAACCAACTTGCGCCGCAAATCACGGCCATGAGCGCAAGCCATACCGTAACGGCCACGATTGCCGACCATGACGCCGAAGACCGCGCCACTCTGGGCGAACATGGTATCAAGACACTACCGGCCGACAAGCGGATTAAAACGGGGCTAGACGCCGTAACCGAACGGCTGAAGGTGGCCGGCGACGGCAAGCCCCGGCTCTACATTGTGCGTGATGCGACGCTAGGCCAGGACACGCGACTAGCTGAAATGCGCCGACCGGTGTCCACCGAGCAGGAATTCCCCGGCTACGTTTGGCCGGACACGAAAGCGGGCCGGGCGGCCGATGAAATGCCGGTTAAGACCGACGACCACGGCTGTTTTGTTGCCGGTACGCTGGTAACGACTAGTCGGGGCGACGTACCTATTGAGCATGTAGCCATTGGCGATATGGTTCTAACCCGGTTTGGTTATAGGCCAGTGATCGCCTCTGGCATGACAGAGGAAAGCGCACAGACAGTAACAGCTATTTTCTCAAACGGTAAGACGCTAACAGGTACACCCAATCACCCCGTATGGAGCAGGGGTGCGGGTTTTATCCGCATTGACGAACTACGATACATGGATATAATAGAGACACCTAGTAAATGGCAAAGGGTGTATCCATGTTTATTGAACGCAAAGAGGGCAAGGCGTTGGTTGTGGTCTATAAAGGCATTAAGTTCAGGCGATACCCGAAGTCAAAAAGCTGGTCGGATCGAATGTATTACATGCCCGAACATGCCTCTCGCAAGCAGGGCGTTGACCGATTGCATCGAGAGATTTGGAAAGACTATTACGGTGGGATACCAGAGGGGAACGAGATACATCACAGAGACGGCAACCCGCTCAATAACGATCCCGGCAATCTTGAATGCCTCTTATCAGTCGAACACAACGATCACCACAAAGAGCAATATACTGAGGCACAGAGAAACAGCCGCCGGAAGTGGTTCCTTGAAAAGGTTAGACCCCAAGCTGATAGTTGGCATCGTAGCGCCGCCGGCCGCGCATGGCATAGCAAGCACGGCAAGAACACTTGGAAGAAACGCGAGGTCTACACCATTAACTGCTTGCAATGCGGCGCAGCATTCAAGACAAAGCTCCCAGATCACACGCGATTTTGCTCAGACAAGTGCAGGGCACGCGCGCGATACGAAAGCGGTATCGATAACGAGAATCGTGTTTGCAAGCGCTGTAAAAAGTCTTTCGAGGTTAATAAGTATCAGAAAAAAGAATTCTGCTCCCGTTCGTGTGGTTCGCGTTATTGGCGGGAGAAAACGGCCGGTTTACAACCTGACGGTTGACGCGCCTGTTGGGGAGTATTTTGCAAATGGCGTTCTAGTGCATAACTGCGACGCCTTGCGCTATATGGTTATGTATCTAGACGGCGGCGGCGGTTCGCCCACGGTAGGAGTAACACGCTATGCTCAATCAAGTTTTTCAACGCCCCAACGGCCGCGGCGCTAACGCGCTGGTTAACCCCGCGTCGCTGGCCCTGGCCCAGTGGCAGGCGGCCGATTATGAGACACAGCAGCGCGATATTGTCGCCTTGCGGCAGTGGTACGACGGCGACCACCGCGTGCCGCTGACAGATAGAC